CTTGACGCGGTTATCCGCCGCTTACGCAGAGCTTCCCCAAAGGCTTTAAATATTCTCATGCAAGGTATGGAGGATGAATCTATCCCGATGAAAGACCGCATGAAATATGCTAAAGATATCTATGATCTTTACCTCAAAACACTAGGTGTAGATGTTAACATCAAGCGTGGTAAGAACGCAAGCGTGTCTGAGGAAGAGGAAGAAAAACCAGCACTACCTGCCGTTGTATTTAAACTTCATAAAACATCTTGAGAATTAGTTGGACAGGATAATGTATATTGTCAATTTACAAAGAAGCCTGTCCTATCAGGCATTCTACCCGCTAACACCATACTCGTCTCCAGACAGTCTGATTCTAACCAATAACTCTCCAGCACAACTATTCGTAGTGCAGTCGGAAACTCAACCAACAGATGACGCACATTCTTTTTGTGTCAATACTGAAGAGACAATTCTTGTACATGGAAATGCTCATCCTATTTGGGTTAGAGGTGGTCCCGGACCAATCCTAGTACAACTTTTGAGTAGGACTATCACGCCATTCACTGCNGTNGAGTTTCCNCATGANACNATGACNAGCACTNGNGAAGGTTTTCGTAGGCTGCGCGNTGATATTGGACAAACAGCTTTTTTCGAGGGTCGTGAGTTTAGAACGTTTAGGGACTTGTCTTTGGCTGCGGGAACAACTTACACTGCTAAAGTTATTGTCCCGGTAGACACAATTTTGTTTAATGTTTCACTCACAGTGGATAATGGAACACTGCAATTAGACACCATCGCAGGTGCTGTAACAGAAACTACTCCTTTTACACAACAATTTGCGATATTCGGTAAAAACCTTATGTCTAGTATCAGACAACCACCTTATGTGCGACAAAATAATATCATGGGTGGTGGTAGCATAACTGGTGGGACAATTATCGATACAGCTAGGCTGGTTGCAGCAAGTGCAACATCCCAACAATCCACAGTTGGAGGTCAAATTGCTGATGAGCGAGGAATCGCTCCGGGAATTTATTATTGGAAGTTTATAAATCCGGGAAACAGTCCTGTAACAGGAACATTCCATTGCTTCTGGGAAGAACGCCCTACAGGGTACTAATTAAGTTCTTGGAATACTTTACAAAACTCCAACTAACGTGTTATACTTACTTGGTAATATAAATAAGGAGTATAGTATGTTCCTAGAATTTAGAGTAGTTCCATCTGTCCCGATTTTTGAAGTAACTGTGGATGGGGTAATAAGACGTTCGGACAATGGGAGAATGCCGACGCCTTGGTTTGATAAGGGCGGATATGCTAGGGTGTATGCAACAAGAAAAGGTATTAAGTATTATGTGGCTGTACATAGAGCAGTTGCAGAGGCGTGGATAGGCCAGTCAGATCTTCCAGTCGTAAATCACAAAGATGGTAACGTAAAGAACAATCATGTGGATAATCTAGAATGGGTGACAGTGCAGCAAAATTGCCAGCACGCTGTTGATATGGGTTTATTGCAACCCATACTAGGGGAAAGGCACGGAAGATCCAAGTTGAAAGAGCGCGACGTTCTTGAGATTAGGCAGCTTTATAAATCAGGAGTAAAAAGATCTGAAATTGCTAAAATGTTTAACGTGTCCGTAGCAATGATTAGAAATATTGTATTGAAGATCAATTGGGGGCATGTATAAATGAAGAATACAAAAACAATTGGGCCTGCATCATTACCTCAAGAGCTATTTCTAACATTGCGAGATGGAACAGGCCCAAGAAGTAAGTGGGCCAATGAAGACGGGGAAGAGGTCGATATCATAGTGTATGGGGGCGCTATGGGTGGTGGTAAGTCTCATGCTGCCCTAATTCACCACTTGAAATACATTAATATCCCTTACTACAAGGGAATTATTATCCGCAGGACCACCCCAATGTTGCTTCGCCCAGGCTCTATTTGGGATGAAGCAAGGGCTTTGTATAAGGAAGTAGATCCAAATGCAAAGATCCGCTTCAAAGATATGAAAATTAATTTCGGCCCAATTAAGGACAGAGAGCAACAAGCAGAAGTGTCTTTTGCTCACTTTGAGAGAGCCGATAATACAGACAACTACCAAGGTAATTACTGCCTAGCCATGTGGTGACACTTGGCCGTAATCTGGTTAATTCAGGGGAAGACTTGCTCATTAAGTTTATCCTGAGCGAAGCCTTTATATTAAAGGAACGTGCAACGACTATCCCGGAAGGGAGTAGCCTCAAGCGAGGCGAAACACCAGAAGACTCATAGAGTCTGAGATATAGTCTGAACTTTGTGGTGACACAGAGCAGCTTGAATAAAGCGGGAAATATGTAGCGAATATTTCTGAACATAATGAGTCAGTTGTCTTCTGCTGTAATGGACGAACTAACACAGTTCGAAGAAAGTCAGTTTTTATATATTTTGTCACGATTAAGAACAAAGGCAGAAATGAAGCCTGTCATTCGTGGCACTTGTAACCCAGACCCGGACAGTTGGGTTCGTCGTTGGATTGATTGGTATCTTTATCCAAAGGATCACGAATTATTCGGAAGACCAGACCCCGAGAAACAAGGTGTAGTTAGGTGGTTTATTCGTTTAAACAACGAAATGATTTGGGATAACTCCAGAGACATTCTTTTTGAGAAGTATGGGGTAAAAGACTCTGCAGGTAATCTTCTACCAGAGGAACACCCCAGACAAATTAAACCCCTATCTTTTGCATTCATTAGTGCATCGATTTATGATAACCCATACGCAGAACCAAACTACATCGGTTTCTTGGAGGGGTTGGATAGAGTATCTAAAGAAAGAAACCTGTATGGTAGTTGGGAAGCTAGGGAATCGGCCTCGGGCTATTGGAAGAGAGAGTGGGTGGAGGTTATTAATTTACCGCCAACACGAACAATCCAAAGAGTGCGTGCATGGGATATTTCGGGCACACTTCCTTCAGATACAAATCCAAATCCGGACTGGACCGTTGGGACATTAATGTCCAAGGACAAGAATAGCATCTACTATGTCGAAGACGTTGTAAGAGATAGAAGAAGGTATGGTGGCGTATTCGATCTAATTTTAGAAACTGCTAGAAGAGATGGATCAGATACTAAGATTGTCATCCCTCGTGACCCCGGTGCAGCAGGGCAAGCGTATGCCGCAGACATTATTAGACAACTGGCAGAATATGGGTTCTCTGCTAAAGCCCGTCCAACAAACAAGTCTAAAGTACAGAGATTTGCCCCATTCGCTGCCTTGTGTGAAGCAGGAGGCGTAAGGATTGTTAAGGGCAGTTGGAATGATACCTTTATGTTAGAGTTAGAAAGGTTTGATGGCTCTAGAAGTGTAAAGGATGACATCGTGGACAGCACATCTGACGCTTTCACAGAACTTGCTTCCAATATCCATATTCCAGATTTCCTTCCAGAAGATCTAAGTAGATCAAACCCATTTAAAATTACTAATGGCTAAATCCTTATTTTATAAGGGATTTCTATTAAAATGTCGTCAGAGGGCTTGACATATTGTAATAAACTATCTATAATCTAAATTATAGAGAATTATAGATATTATGTCTGAAAGCAGCCCTCTGCACGGACAACTTATAGGAGGGCATTTTGACAGAAATTGAAAAAGCTGTTGATGCCTATACAGTACCATCCAGATTAAAACTTGGAGAGTACGGTAGTATTGGTCTTAAGCAGATCAATGGGCATATTCTAGAAGAATCTAGAAAAGAACTTCGATTCCCAGAATCTCTCAAGACGTTCAGAAAGATGTCAAATGATGCAACAATTTCATCTGCGCTATCTCTTTTTGAAATGATGATTGAGCGTGTTAATTGGGATGTGGATATTGGTGCAAGCCCGTCTCCAGAAATGGAAGCTAAAGGGAAGTTCCTTAAAGAGTGTATTTCAGATATGGAGCATTCTTGGGGAGATTTCATTAGAGAAGTTACATCTACGATCACTTACGGATTCTCAGTCCATGAGAAGGTATATCGTAGGAGACTTCATTCTGCTGGTTCTAAGTTTAATGACAATAAGATTGGTATCCGTAAGTTACCAATTCGAGCACAAGATACTCTCAGCGAATGGATCTTCTCAGAAGATGGGCGTAGCCTTATCGGTGTTAAACAAGATCTATCGATGATTGAAAATGGTCTTCGATATCTGGCTCTAGGTAAGAAAGAAGTTGATATTCCTCGTAATAAATTCCTATTGTTCCGTACTGGTGTAAAACGAGACAACCCAGAGGGTAAGTCTCCACTTGTCGCGTGCTATTATTCTTGGAAATATCGTACATTGCTTGAAGAGCAGGAGAGTGTCGGTGTAGCCAGAGAACTTACCGGCTTACCACTTCTGAAGATTCCTCCGCGCTATATGTCTGCGGATGCTTCTGATAGCGAAAAAGCTGTGTATGAGTATTACAAGCAAGTCATTCGTAATATTCAGAATAACGAGCAGGGTGGTCTGATCATCCCTCAAGCCTTTGACCCTGAATCACGTCAGCCTCTATTTGAATTCTCTCTCATGTCTGTAGAGGGTTCAAAAATGTATGACACAGATGCCCTTGTTCGCAGGTGGGATAATAAGATTCTAACGAGTCTGCTTGCCGATATTCTGCGAATGGGACAGGACAGTGTTGGATCATACGCTCTTGCATCTGAGAAGTCAAGCATCATGCACTTGGCTATTGAGTCAAGACTTCGTGAAATTCAGGATGTTCTGAACAACGATCTCGTGAAGCAGCTATTTGCACTGAATGGCTATGCTCCAGATGAAGAACTTCCTAAGATCAAATATACAGATTTTGACAACGTAAGTCTAGATGAATTCTCGAAGGCTATTCAGCGCATGTTCTCAGTTGGTGCCGTTGAGTTTGATCGCCCTGTGGCTAACAAGGTGAGAAAGGCTCTTGGTGTAGATCAGAAGCCAGAAACTGAGCCTGTAGATAAGGAATCACTATCCAATGCCACAAGTAGAAGTGGTGATGGTATGAGTAAGGGATCTGGTAANGGTACATCAGATTCCGTTGCTGGTGAAGACACGTCCGCGAGTAATTCAGAAAATGCTTAAAGGAGATAATGTGAAAAAATCTTTGACGGAAGCCCTAGTGCAGTTCGTGGAGAAGTTCTTTCAAGAGAATGAAGACGAAGTGGCTTCTGTTGAGGTCACTAAGTCTCTAGATGAAGAACAGCGAATGGCTCTTTTTGTTGTGCTGTCTCCAGATGAGGTGGATCTACACGGAGACACTTATTCTGCTGAAGAAGTGGAGAAGGCTTGTATCAACTTCAACACGGCATGTATGAAGGCAAACCTGTTCCATAAAGTTGAAACAGAAGAAGCCAAGATTGTTCAGTCATTCATCAACCCGGCCAACTTCACCACCGATGACGGAAGGGAGATTAAAAAGGGCGCTTGGCTTCAGTGGTGGTCTTTCCCTGAGACAGAGGTTGGTGA